ATATCAGTGTATAAAATCTATGGCAGAAACAGAAATTTATTTAGGTGAGAAATCAATAGTTAAACTTATACTAAAATGAAATTTGTAATGTTGATGTATATATGCAGTCACATTGCAGGCAACGAATGTAAAATTATGCCAACTCCAGTAGTAAATTTTAATACTTATTCTGAATGTGCTATCTATGGATATGAATACTCAACTATATTATTAAAAGAATTTAACGAAGAGTTTGTTAATACGTATAGAGCATATACTTTATTTGATTGTAGAGAATCGACACAAACATGAAATGGTTAGTACTCTTATTATTACTTACAGCTAATGTACTTGCAGAAGAGATAACAACAAATAATTTAATTACTAATGGTAATTTTGAAACTGGTAATGCTAATAGCTGGACTACGTCAGGTAATACATCTGTAGTATCTGATTGTTGTGAATTAAATGGTGTATCAAGTAATTATGATTTAGAGTTTGGAAATAGTGGTGCGATTGAGCAGGAATTTAATTTATCTACAAATACTATTACCCAAGATATACTTAATAATGGTATTACTCTTAATAGTATAGTTGAAGTACAGAATGGAGAATGTGCAGTTAGTGGATGCTGGGGAGGACAAGGTGCAGCAGACACGTTTACAATTACTCTTAAGATTAAAGACTCTAGTGGGAATGTTCTTGCTACTACTACTAATGTTAGAACTAATGTTACTGGTATTAATGGGGCTAATTTTCAAGACACTTTAATATATACAGGACAAAATTCTAATCTTGGTAATATTAATATAGGAGCAACAGATGCTAATGCTCCAGCTAGTCTTGGTGGACCAAATGTAGATAACATATCTGTTACTATGACTTATGATGACACAGTACTTTCTACTATTGTACAAACAGAATTAACAGAAATACAAGAAGAATTAACTGAAGTAGTTAAGTTATTATTAGTAGAAACTTTTAAAGAAGAAGTTATTGAAATAAAAACAATGCCTAAAGAATTAGAAATTATGGCAGAAAAAATTACTACAGAAATTATACAAGAAGTTAAAGAGTCTTTTCAACCTCCTCCTATGGTGGCATCTATGCCAGAAGAAGAACCAGAACTTATTGAAAAAGCTACAGAAATTATAGAAAAAATTATACAAGAAGAAAGCACAGAAACTGTATCTAATGTAAAAGAAGAAACACAAGTTGAAAAAAAATCAGAAGTTAAAACAGAAGAAAAAAAATCTACTAGCAAGAATACTACAACATCCGTTGTTTCATCAAAGAAAAATATTAAACAAAAAAAAGTACAATCGAAAAAAACTATCAATGCAAAACTGGAGAAAGTTATGACAAAAATTGACAAAGAAATAAAAAATTCCTCAAAGAATTTACAACTTAAAAATCTTATTAAAATGGATGTTATGATTGGAGAACAGTTATCATTAGCTGTATATGAGAATGTAGAGTTTTATAAACCTAAAGTTATATATCTAAATCAATTAGATATACAAGATGATAGAAAAATATATTCTGATATAACATTAGCTAAATATACTGACAAAGATATTATAGGTATTAAACAAAAAGAATTACAATTATTAGATGATAAGAAACAACAATTATTAATTGAATTAGAGGTATTAAAAAATGGGTAAATTAAAAGATCAATTAGCAGGAATAGCAGCATTGATTGCAGCAGTAGTTGCAATAGGTGGTGGGTTTGCAACTTATGGTAAACTTACAGAAAAAATAAATGTATTAGAAAGCAGATCTACAACTGATTACTCTGCACAGATAGCTGTATTAGAAGAAAAGGTAGAAGCTTTAAGTGTTAAACATGGACATATGAATATTCAAATTAATAAAAAAGAAATAGAATTACTTAAAGTACAAATAGAAGAAATTAAAGTTAAGTCATCTAATCCATTGGCAACTAATTAATGAAACTTAGTGGTCATTTTAGCTTAAGAGAATTAACACAATCTCAAACAGCATTACGTAAGGGAATTGATAATGAACCTACGTTGGAACATATAGAAAATTTAACTGAATTAGCAGTACAAATATTAGAACCTACACGTAGACATTTTGGTAAACCAATTTCAATATCTAGTGGCTATCGTAGTGAAGCATTATGTGAAGCAATAGGTAGCAAAACTACATCACAGCATGCACGTGGAGAAGCGGCAGACTTCGAATGTTTTGGAGTCGACAATAGAGAATTAGCAAAGTACATTAAAAATAATCTAGTGTTTGATCAACTTATACTAGAATTTTATAATCCAGATGACCCCTCAAGCGGATGGGTGCATTGCTCATATAGTAAAGAAGAAAATAGAAAACAATCATTATTATATAACGGAAAGGATTATACTGAATGGCTTACTTAAATGCAAATATACCTATAATAGAATGTTATGTTAGAGGTAACTACTTAAGAGATCAAAAAGATTCACACGATAAATATTTTGGGTGTGCAATATTTGGTTTTAGTTCTATACCAAATCAAGTTCCTTTGTTTCATTTTATGATGGAAGATGGTGGACTATGGTGGAGGGCACCTATATCAGCATTTTGTAAAAATCCAAATGTAAAAGAATTACCACTTAATGAATTAGTTATGTGGGATAGTTTTAGTTATAATGTAAGTGTTACTACGTTTTATGAAATAGCTGGAAATAAAATGCAGTACATATCAAGACGTAAAGTTTTAAGAAAAGGTACTTACTTATTTACAATAGACTGGTCAGCAGGAGATTTTAATGAATTAGATTTTGGTTATTCACAACATCCAGATCAACATAAATGTGGTCATGTATTAGAATTAGATGACGGTAATTATGCAATACAACCCAACAATAGACTAAGAGTCTTTGATGCATCAACAGGCTCTGATCCCAACGAAAAACCCCTTATAAATAGACTAGTTAATAGTACAAGATGGTCAGTTGAAACTAGTTCTAAATGGATAACTGACGAACATGAAGAAGGTAGTTATGACTATCATTTTAAGGAGATAAAAGATAATGACAGTAAATAAAGCAGGAAACTATACACAACCTACTAAAAGAAAACAAATTTTTAATAGGATTAAAGCTGCAAATACACATGGTACAGCAGCAGGTAAATGGTCAGCTAGAAAAGCACAAGCATTAGCCAAGGCTTATAAAAAAGCAGGTGGTGGATATAAATCATAATATAGGGGAATACAAACATGGCTAGAATTGTAGGTAAACAAAGAAAATTAGATTTTAATAAAAATAATAAATTAGATAAACAAGATTTTAAAATATTAGCAAAGATTAATAAAGGAAAGAAAAAAAATGGCGTTAGCAAAAAGTCAAAGATCGCTTAAGGCTTGGGGAGATCAGAAGTGGAGAACAAAATCTGGTAAGCCATCAAGTAAGACAGGCGAAAGATACTTACCAAGTAAGGCTATAAAATCTTTATCATCTTCTGAGTATGCTGCTACAACTGCAGCTAAAAGAAAAGGTAAAGCGGCAGGTAAACAATTTGTTAAACAGCCTAAGACTATAGCAAGTAAGGTAAAAAAATATAGGAGTTTTGCATAATGGCAGGAGCAGTTAAAACAAAAGCATGGACTAGAAAAGAAGGTAAGAATCCTAAAGGTGGATTAAATCAAAAAGGTCGTGATAGTTACAACAAAGAAACAGGTGGTAATTTACAAGCACCTAGTAAAGAAGTTGGTAATAAACGTAGAGCTAGTTTTTGTGCACGTATGAGAGGTATGAAAAAGAAACTTACTTCTAAGAAAACTGCTAATGATCCACAAAGCAGAATCAATAAAGCTTTAAGAGCATGGAACTGCTAATGAGAGATACTAAACTTATTAATGCATATGCACTTAAACAAAGTAAAGATAAAAAACAAAAAGAGTTATTTATAAATTTAAAAAAAGAAGTAGAGACAGGTGCTAATGGTACTCAAAACTACATGATAAAGAAAGGTATAAATAAAAATACAATAGCTAAAAAATAAATGGCAACACCACAGACATTTGTAGCAACAACTATAGGTAGAGTTGCAATTCCTAAACTAGCAGATACATTAGTAAAAACTGGTGCTGATAAATTTGTAAAACAATATGGTCAGAAAGCTTTTGAAGCTGTATTAGGTACATCTATTGGTGCTAGAGCATACTCTAAAACTGAAGAGTATATAACTGAATATCTTAATCATATAGATACTGGTGGAGATGAAGAATCTTTTGTACCTAAAGGTAGTATGCCAACTGCAACTAGATCAGAACAAATGGATGCCGTAATGGCAGTGCCTGATAGAACTCATAAAAGTGTAACCGATACACCATCAGGATTAGTTATTGGTGGAGAGAAAAAAGAACCTCTTCCACCACCAGAACCTTTTACTACTCCATCAGATCCACAGGAACCTACAATATTATCTACACCTGAAGCTGAAAAACAAGATACCACTCTTATTACACCTGAGCCAGAAAAAATAGATACAACTTTAAGTACACCTATACCAGAACCAGAAGGACCACAAATATACTATAATAAAGATGCTGAATTAAAAGAAGGTTTAGCAGAGTACGAAGAGGTATATAGTGAAGAAAGATTTGCTAAAGCTAATAAAGAATATCCTAAGTATGATCCTGCTAATACAAAAAAAATAGTAGAAGCTGATAAACATTTTGGTGCTGTATCTTTAGCTAGAAAATATGGCAATGATGCAGATAATGTACAGCTAATATATATAAGCCCAGATGAATATTTAAATTTAACTACAGAGATGAATCCAGATAGTGATTGGTCTAACACAAAGATAGAATATTTAGAAAACAAAATAAGACAAGGTAAAGAGATAGGTGAAATACCAATTTTATTTGTAGGTAGAACAGGTGAAGATTATAATGTAAGAGGACATGAAGGAAGGCATAGAGCACAAGCATTTAAAAATGCTGGATATGATAAAATACCTGTACGTATAGAAGGCTTTGGAAAACATAAAGAAAATGATGTAGAAAATAAATTATATACTGCTACAAAAAGAAGTTACTTATATAATGAAGAATGGGCACAAGAGTACATTGGATTTGTACCAAAAAGAATTATAACAGAAAGATTAAAAAATGGAGTATTTTTGTCTGGAGAAGAAGCATTTTCTATTAATTTAAATTCTGAAGATTTTTATGATGTACTAACAAAAGAAAAACTATTTAAAACTGATGATGTAAATACACAGACAGAAGATATAGTAAGAGGTATAGGGGACAACAATCCACCTAGTTCTATTGAAGAAGAACCTACAGTATTAAAAACAAAACCAAAAGAATACAAGGGTGAGATTACAGAGACTACTAGTCTTAATGAAAATTTAAAAGAGGCTATAGCTAAATATGCAGGTACTCCAGAGGATATTGCTAAAAGTCTTAAGATGCCACAGTCCCATAAAAGAAAAATATATATTCAGTTAGAAGAATATTTAAACGAAAACTACCCATCTAAATTAAATGAAAAAGAACAAGAAGTTGAATCAGATGCTCTTTTTTATATTGCTAATTCTGTATATGATATTTATACATATAGAGGTGAAGGGGGTATGCCTAGAGATACGCTGATGGTACAAGATGATATAGGATTTCCTTTAGCTACAGCTGAAATTGAAAGATACCCAAAAGGAAAATTAAATTATTATCCTAGAAGAAAAAAAGGAAATAAATATGTTAGAACTGAACCAGCAGTTTATATAGAAACAATTGGTGGTTTAAATAAAGATGCTACTTCTAATATATTAGACCAAATAGAAAAAATAGCTGAGTCTGAAGATGTAAGATATATTGTAGCTGAAGATTTAACTTCAGAAGCTGCCGCAAAAGCACTTGAAAAAAGAGGATTTGTTCCTGCAAAGAAAGGATTTTTTGAAGGGGATATAATTAATGAGGCTGATTGGAGAGGTGGAAAAAAAAATGTAAAACAAAAAAACATGGTTCTTGATCTAGGTGAAAAATATAGAACTACTGAAAAAGAAATACAAGAAGAATTTGTTAAAGAACAAACAGATAATTTATTAAAGAATAAATAAAAAAGGGGAAGCGTTAACTTCCCCCAGCAGGCAACATAAGGGCTCCTTTAGGGAGCCTTTTTTTTTGGCGACACTTATACCAAAACTTTAAATCTTTTGTATCATTTGTTTAATATCATCTTCTAATTTTTTACTAACAGAGTTTGCATGATTAATAATTGCAGCACATAGATTAGCTTGATACTTATATTCTTTCAAAGCTTCTCTTATTTTACCTACTGGCTTTCCTCCATAATCAATTACAACAGCATTGTCTTTATTTAATCCAATTTTTAATTCAAATAATAGACCTGTATTTTTATTTAAATTATTTTTTTGCATTGGCTGCCTCTGTTTGTTTCTTAACAAAGTCTGCACCAATGTTAGGATCTAATTGATTTAATGTACCTAACATATTCATAAGTTTTACAACTTCTGCATATGGTCTGCTCATTAGATACCTCATTATATCTTGTAATTGTATTGAATCTATAAGATATGTTCTAGATCCTGTATTGCTTTGTCCTTTCTCTTTAGTCATTATTTTCTCCAAATTGTTTTTCTATTGTTTTTATATTTTCTTCTGCAGCAGAGATAATGTTTATTAATTTATCTAACTCTTCTGTAAACTGTGGGTGCTCACCAATTGCAACAGGGTTATCTAAATACACAATAGCTTTAGCTTTAGCATCAGATATTTGTGCTGTATATTTATCATGCAATGCATCTAAAAATGCCTCTCTCATTGTTGCCCCTTAAATTGATAATATTTATCCTCAATAAAATCTGCATCAAGTAAGTATGTATTATCCATTGTTTTAAATGCTTCTTCTGCATCTCTTATTGTTTGGTTTAGTGTTCTACCTTCTCCTAGACAACCTGCTACAAAGTCTTCTACTTCAAGTAGTGCTTGTTTAACTCTTCCCATGTTTGACCTCCTTTACTAGTCTGTTTAAATACCATTGTGCTTTTTCTAAGTCTTGTAATGGCTCACCTTTAAATTTATATCTTGAGACATATTTTAAAACATTTCCTTTAAGATATCCATGATACTCATCACCTTCCATACAATCCCTAATGACATCTATAGTTTCTTTTTTACCATGCATATAATGTGCAGGTGAATTTACACTATCAAACTTTACTTCATTCTCATAAGATAAATCATTATCATGATCTATTTTTTTTAGATATACTCTTTTATCTTTTACCATACTTTCTCCTTACTGTGTTGTACTCAATCATTTCAAGATCATACTCACCTTTATCTACATTACGTTTAACTACAAGTCCACTCCACCACATTTGCTGTGTAGCTTTAGCATAGTTTTCTTTGTGATGCAAATAACATCCTGCAGATAATCCCATAAGTTTTCTACCAGATGGTAAAGCACACATAGCATAATCAAATGTGTGTATATGACCTACAGTAGAAGATACTTTATTTTTTAAGAGGAGAGAACGAGCAACATTGTCGCCACTGATAGGCTTACCCATGACACCAGTAGGGTAATTGTGGCAATAATATACACCATCCACAACAACGGGCTTCTGGTACTCATGTACTTCCCAACCAAACTTTTCAAATTTAAAATCGTTTGTACTAATTGTGCCTTCAAGTTCTGGTATGTCATCTACTGTTCTATCTATCCTATCTTCGTGATTACCAAGTAACATGATTTTTCTTGATCGTCTTCCATTAAGACCTTTGTTAAATTTTTCCAATGCATCATGAACATGGTCTATATCTTTTTTATATCTTCTACCTTCAAATGATTTTTTACCTTTATCATAACTAGATAGTGAATCCATACTTGCAAAGTCACCCATGCATACTATGGTATTTGGTTTCAGATCATGTGCTAGTTTGCCTGCCCATAAAAATCTGTCATTGCTTGCCTTTGGAGTACAATGAGGGTCTCCTATTACTAAATGTGTTGCCATTAGTTTAACTCCTTATCACGTTTGTTTTTTAAGTATTCAATAAAATCAATAACATTATCTTCACTATCAAACTCTGCTACAGAATTAATTGCTAGATCTTGTTTGTTACTTTTTTTATCATCAGCAAACCCACGAAGCCCATACATGAATGTTGTTTGAGGATCTGAAGTTGCCATTTTAATCATACCTCTTGCAATAGTAGAGCATAATTCATACTGCTCTGTAGTCATTGCTGCTTTACTATCCATTACTATACCACAAGTAAAACCTTTATCCCAAGGTGTGACTAAAACTTTTATTGAATTTGTTACATCAAACTTTTTTTTTCTCATTTGTACCAATACCTTTCATAATTTTCTTTATTATATTCTACAACTTTATATTCAAATCCTCTCTTCATACTTTTTCTACCAAATTCTTCTGCTTCATTCTCTTTATCAAAAATTACATTAGTAAACATTTTAAAATCTTTATCTTTTTTATTTTTATATATTACAAAGTATATCATCATAAGTATAAGGGTGGAAAATAGACCCCTCAAAACTACTCCCCACCCAGTTAAAGTTACAATCTCTATTCAAAAGTTTCCTCTTTCTTAGGATTGTTTACTTCAGTATACCAAACCCACTTAGGGTTCTTACCTTGCGATTGTTGTTGTGGTAACAATTGCAATTTACTTCCCCAACAAGGAAGCTTGTATGGGCAAAATGTACAAGCCATGCCCAAAACTTTATTACCCGTTTTCTTAGTACGGAATGT